GCCCCAAGCCATTTGCGCCAAACCTTATCGTTCTGAATCGGTACCAAGCACATGGGGTCCTTCTTAAGGCAAGCCAGCAAGTTACGAACCATAATCCAACTACGGCCGTTCCAAACTGGTCTACTCTGGCAGAACTCCAATTGCTCGAACTCATACACCGGTGTCTCGGCCTGCATCCTGAACCCCAACTTCGAAAAGTGGGGCTCAACAGCGGCCTGGATCTTACCCAAATGTTCAGACTCGAAAATGAGAACACAATCATCACCATTGTTGCACAACTCTGCTTCAACGCCCAACCCCCTAACAAGGGCCAACATGGCGGAGCACATGATGATGCAGTTCCCTAGAGAGGTATTCAGGTCCCCGCTGGAACGGGTGCCTGGCATGGCAAACTTAACCCTTCCATCCGGACAGTAAGCCACCCCCCTATTGTTCAGCTGCCACGCGAGCAACTTCCGTAACTCGCGCTGTGGGAACACCCCCGTGTAAAAGGAGTGCTCATACGCCAATGCCTCTCGGCTGACGTGCATGTCAAATTTAGTAGCATCTAGCCCCAGAGCCACAGGATTTTTGAACCTGTCCCACTTCGCTCTAATCACACCCGCCGACTCCACAACATTGAGCCCTTTCACGACGGTGTGGTCCGTTACACTCTCCCAAGCTTCATTGAGTCCTGCATAAAACAGTTTCTCTGTATGTTTGAGATACTTGCCCAGCATGAGATTGTACCGGGGGGAACGGGGGTTGATGATTCGACACGCTTTCAACAATGACTGCTTCTCGAATTTTGTGAATGGTCGTAACTCAGCGTCTTTCCTACAGATTGCCTTACGGCATAAGCTCTTCAGGGCCGAAGCATAAATACGCCTCTTGGCACCAGTGTAGCGGGCAACCACTTGCCCCAAATCTAACACGGTGGCATAGAGTCGCACATAGCGCACCACATGTGCGCGTATGCCCCTAAGCTCTGCAGTATCAAACGCTCCCTTTACGACAGGGATTGGTGGTAAAAATGTGCCATCCACATTGCACAAAAAGTATCGCTCAAGCAATGCCCGTTCCACCGCGGAAACATTGTTGTTAAACACACCCAAATCATGATTCGGGCCCATGCGCGATACCACATGGTACGTACGGTCCTTGGTCGGCTGCCCATCACGATGTATGGTCAACCGGTGCGTTGCTGGAGCACCACCCACACGCCTCTTGTTAATAAACTCGAGACGCTCCGCCGGAACGGTGTGTGTGGTGTCCAGACCAGTCATTCGGATTGGGCGTCCTCAGCAGTCGAACCTAACAGGCTCCGACCCACCGATGACCCAGCGAACAAACCGACTCTTCGAACACGCCCTCGCTCTCCAATTCTGGACACGATAATGGGCATCATCCTCGAAGAACGCACGCTCAATAGAGTAGAGATGCGCAGCTGCATCCATGTCCCTCATACCCCAGTCACGCAGCATTTTGGGCGCCTCACGGCGCACAATTGCCACGTTGCCAGGTCCCTCGGGTCCATCACGACGCATAGCACCAAGCCCAAGCTTCATTCGCAAAGCGACGACAGCACAGGCAACGATGCGTGGCACCAACTCCACTTCATGAGTACCTCCTTGATGTGGCAGGGTGTTGTGCGCCTCACAGAGAGCCCGACCTAACTCGGGCACGGTATCACCGCTCTCCGTGGGCTGGTCCTCATCAGACCCCCCGCTAGACGTCACCGCGCACGACAGCAACATCTCATCACGCACCCCTTGACGGAGCACGTCATCGCTGACCCAATCGTCAACGGCATCACCCAAACAAAAGCACCGCAGAACAGCCCGTTTCCAGCCATTCATACGTTCCTCCCAGCTAGTGTACAGGGTGGTTCGCGCAACCTTAATCGAGATCGCCGGTGGGGCAATCACACCATAAGTGCGCGGTAGGGCAGAAATTAGTTCTGCCTCCAGCTGAGGCGCAACCTCAACAGCGCTTTCCAGCGCCTTTGGCTGGGCATTCTTGCCCAGCCCCTCCGTGGTGGGCTCAACCGCTTGCGCGGGAGTCGCCTCCACGGGTGCCCGGAATCTGTCCGGGAACATGGCACACACCTCGTCACAGATCTCGGTGATAATCATCTCGACCTCTGGCGTGATAGTTTCCATGCCAACCGCTTGAACGGCTGCGTTGTCGCTCTCGCTGGACGTGTCACTACTTGCGGTACTCGACTCAACCGCTTGCCACGTCCTGCGGCGGACCGGCATAGCCGATCGCACTCGAACTCCTCCCATTGCCAGAAGTTACAATTTACCCCCCGTAGGTAGGCCCGGCCTTCAAACCCGTGTGTCGATGCACGAGAGACTCAATCCACGCTGGGATAGCGCAGAGATACCACACAACCTGTTAACAAAAGCAAGTAGTGTAAAA